CTATCGGAACTACGTCTCCAACTATCATTATCATCCTCCTCGGTGATTTCATTACCATTTATATCGACATCACCTGCAAGTGCTTCATCAATATCTTCTTCAGTAGCTATTTCAGCATTTTCATACTCTACTATAAATTGCTTGTATTGAGATTCTGCTTTCTCAATTAAATTTGTTGCAACAATAATATTACGTACCGGGAGTCTTAAAACCTCTTTTGTAGACATTTTAAGCCAGGGCTGCATAATATACGATTCAACAAACCCGCCTGCATAAGGCATTCTCATAGAATGAATTACAACGGGTTCTGATACTTCAATATATCTTTTTTCATCCAGCTTATCGCATTCATCTTCTGTAGAGACGATTAAATTTTCTCCGCTGGTTAACTTTAAAAACTTACAGTACATTTAGAGGTACCTTTACTAGATTGTAGTCAAAGTGCTCATCATTATAGGTCTTAATTCTTTCGATCATATGCAATAAGGTGTAGTTCTTTCTTGCTTTCCAAGTCAGATCATCGCCAATATCGTATAGATTACAATGTGTCTTTGCATCGCCCTTTCTTAACCCTCTACCTACCGATTGTAAGTTTCTAATTCTAGACTTAGTTGGAGATGCAAATATAATATTGTGAAGGTTCCTTATATTTATGCCTGTAGAAAACGTACCGTAGGAGGCAACAATAATAGCATCACTCTCTTGTTCTGTAATTCTTCTGATGTCCTCTCTATCGGCAGTCTCTGTTCCACCAAATACAAAGAATACTTTTCTATCACCGGCTTTAGTTTTAATCATATCAAAGAGTATTTGACCATGCTTCTCAACATACTGAAATAGCACCAACGAATTGCCTGTTTGGTTAAGAGCAAGATTACGAATAAATTTATTTCTAGGTTCGTACCCACAAAGAAAAGTCATCTCATCGGGGTACTTATTATCTTTACAAGCTTTTTTGATATCATCGGGGTATTGAAGTACGAGACCGAATATCTTTAACTCGGCTAACTGATCATTATCCATTAACTGCTTGGTAGATGTTACTTTATATACCGGTCCAAAAAGACCTTCAAGCACCAGCTTATGAGTCTTAGTACCATCTAGCGTACCGGTAGTACCAATACGATACGGCGTATTGACCATCTTATGCATAATACCTGTTAGAGACTTTGCCTTAAAAGTATGCGCCTCATCTCCATACACTACCTGATAGTTCTCAAAAAACTTCTTAGGTAACTCATATATTGATTGCCAAGTAGAAATTACTATTGGTAAGAGGTTCTCTTTAGAATGGCCTGCGTATATACGCGAGCAATTTTCTGAAGATTTCCATCCATTATTTTGTGAATAAGATTGGAAGTCAGCATACATTTGCTCTACTAATGAAGTAGTCGGTACGAGGATAAGTTGTCTCCTACCGAATGTCTCATTCCAGCGTAGTAGACAGTATATAATAAGAGACTTACCAGAACCGGTAGGAGATAGGAGAAGGCGCCTTGCATCAAAAATTGCTCTATAAATTGCATCAAGTTGATAATCTCTTATAGCGGCACCTTCTGGTAGACTAAGATTAAGACCTTCAACAAACTCTTTTACTATTTCAGGATTAACAGCATCAGCTTGCATGTGATACTGTTCATAATCTATTTTATAGTTATTAACTTCTGCAAAGTGTTCTAAGTAGCTAATTAGACCAGCATATAATTCTTTTGTAAACATTGAAAAGAGTCTAATCTTTCCATCCCATATTTTATTACGAAAGAGGGGATGGAACTTAGCACCCGGAGCATCAAAAGAAAAGTGATCTGCTAATTCCTGCGCTATAGAAGGATCTGCATGTACTGTTATGTAAACTTCATTTTTCTTCTTGATTGCTATGTCAGCCATTACATCATACCGTTGGTAAATTTAGCCCACTCGATACCTGATTTAATATCCCAGGTACGGGAGTTAAGAGATCTAATTATTTGTTCTAGTGTATAGATAGTAGTTTTAAAATATTCTATCTTATCTTGCAGTTCAATCAGCTTATTATCACAATCAAGCAATTCATCCATCTCATTTTTTAATGGTTTGTTACCTTGATATTGAGACCATCCCTCATCCTCTAAGTCCTGCTTAGTCATCTCACCCCTGAAGTATTTGTACTTCATACGTCTGGTGTTAAGGTAGTCTGACTCCGCCTTACGAAGCTGAAGCTTGGTAGTGGACATCACAGTAATATATTTGGAATGCAGGATAGGAACCCGGGCAGCTTCGTGCCCTAGGTTTGTCTCGTTTATAGGAGCGTCTTTAGCCCACTCATCTGTCAACTCTGATAATTTCATAATATAGCAAAGGTTATTTTAATCAGGGAGATCTATAGTTAAAATTTCTTCTCTCTTTTGTTCTGGTTGAGGACCAAAGCTGATAATAGCTTCAGGGTTACCTTGAAAGCAGAAGTGACCGTAATGGTTTAGAGAGATAGAAGGATCAAGCCAAACATCACCACCAATTTCTTGCCAGCGTCGGCAGAACGTATAGTCTTCAGATAGGTAACGACGATCAATAGGGTCAATACTGGTATCAAACAATGCGTAGAAGTGTTCTTTCAGATCTGCATTATTAATATTAACATCGTTATTGTACTTAAACTCTGGATAGGCTTTAATCATCTTAAGAATAGCTTCACGGCTAATCATCATGAACCCGGTACCAGCATCATGTAGTTTAATCAGACCATTTTCAACACCTATAGTCTTAGTCTCTTTATCAACAAACTTAAAGTTAATAGCGTAGTCTGAACCAAAGGATGCCATATCGCGATCAGATAATTCCTTGTCTTTATTAGCAGGATCGGTTAGGTTAGATCTAATCTTATCCCATGCAACGCCCTTCTTAGGGTATGCACCTACCACAACGTCTTTCTTGTGAGCGTAGAGCTTTAGAATATCTTCGGTTTGAAATTCAATATCAGCATCGATGAACATAAGGTGAGTATAATCAGATGCAAGAAAGTATGCTACCAGTACATTACGAGCCCGAGTAACCAAGGACTCATTAGCAATAGTACCAAAGGCGAGAGGGATTTGATGCCCGTTAAAGAATGTCATCATCTTGATGACTGAACGGAAGTAAGGCTCTTTTAGCTGACCACCATAGCATGGTGTAGCGATAAAAAATCTATTTTTACGAATCTCATCAACGGAAAGTTGAACTTGCTTAGTTGCCATAATTTAGCTCCAAATAAAAAATTATAATACTTCAATTTCAAATTGTTTATATTTAAAAGAAGCGATGCCTACGAAATAATCAACCGAGGAAGAAGTAATATCAAAATCAAGAGCTTCTACTGAAACAGGAAAAGCATCTTTAAAATTAATATTGGTCTTCGGTACGTTGTTACTATCCAATATAGTTAAAGTTGCGTCTGAGTAAGCTACCGCCATCGGAGCACCGCGAGCATCTTTAACAAAAGGAAACCTATTTAACCGTTCTCCAGTAAAATTTCTATATTGATTATAGTCTGTTGGGAAGCCAAGTGCAACTAACCATTCGTATAATTCAATATAATTTGACATATCTTCGGTAACTAAAAACCGAATTGTAAAGTCTCCAAAAACATTCTTGTCACCTACATGTGGAATATCAAGAAACGGTGTTGGCTGGGTTGTAAAACCTAATGATAATGAAGGTAAATTAGCCGATTAACATGTAAATGCTACGCTTGGTAAATTTTTAATTGTAAACCTAAAAGCGTTAGGTCTAAGAAAATTTGTAACAGGCGATGATGTTATGCTGCTAACATTGCTTAATATTGTTGATAGATTAGCTGTAAACATTATTGGTTTCCTTTACAATATTTATAACGAAAAAAAGGGAGCTGTTTAGGCTCCCTTTTAACCCGTTGCCGGGATCCGTTCTTATCGACGGCTTTAGATTACATTAAGTTAGTAACCTTAGTACGACGATAGTACTGATTACGTCCCACTGTTAACGTTTCAGCATCAGCAACAGCGCTGTTGGCGTTAGTTGTAACGTATGGGTTAGCAATCA